AAGACCGACAGCAACCGCATGTGCGTTAGACTTAAAACAGAGAAGGAAAGAAATGAATCTATCAGAGTATGAGTGGCCCCGTCCCCATGGGTTCACTCCGTTCGTACATCAGAAGTCAACAGCAGAGTTTTTGATTAGTAACCGCAAGGCGTTTTGCTTCAACGAGCAAGGCACCGGCAAAACAGCATCAGTGATCTGGGCCGTTGACTACCTCATGAACATCGGCCTCGTGCGCCGAGTGCTTGTCATCTGCCCTTTGTCGATCATGAAGTCGGCTTGGCAGGGCGACCTGTTCAAGTTTGCGATCCACCGCACAGTCTCTGTCGCCTACGGCAGTGCACGTAAGCGCAAGGAGATCATCAACGCTGGGGCTGAGTTCGTCATCATCAACTTCGATGGTGTCGGCATCGTCAAGGACGAGATCATCAACGGCGGGTTTGACCTGATCGTTGTGGACGAGGCGTCTGCGTATAAGAACGCACAGACAAGCCGCTGGAAAGACCTGCGAGACCTAACAAGAGTTATCAAGGGCTTGTGGATGTTGACGGGTACACCCGCCGCGCAGTCTCCCGCCGATGCGTTTGGTCTGGCAAAGCTGGTCAACCCCAAGGGTGTGCCGCAGTTCTTCACGCACTTCAAAGACATGGTGATGACCAAGGTCAGCCAGTATCGGTACATCCCGAAGCCGACTGCGAAGCACATTGTGCACACCGCACTGCAACCCGCAATCCGGTTTGAGAAGCGCCAGTGCATCGACCTGCCCCCGCTGACGTTCGTTGAACGTGATGCCCCGTTGACTCCCCAGCAAGCTGGCTTCTACAAGTTACTTAAGAAGGAGATGATGATCGAGGCCGCAGGGGAGGAAATCTCAGCCGTCAACGCCGCCACCCAGATCAACAAGCTGCTCCAGATTTCATGTGGCTCGATCTACACCGACACAGGCGAGGTCGTGGACTTTGACGTGAGCAACCGACTCAACGTGGTGCAGGAGATCGTGGACGAGTGCAGTAACAAGGTGCTTATCTTTGTGCCATTCACGCACTCGATCGCATTACTTGAGAAGCACTTAACAAAGAACAACATCACTTGCGAGATCATCAACGGCAGTGTGTCGGTGAACAAACGTGCAGACGTGGTACAGCGGTTTCAGTCTCAGGAAAACCCGAAGGTGCTCATCATCCAGCCGCAAGCCGCATCCCACGGGCTTACCCTAACTGCCGCCGACACCATTATTTGGTACGCTCCTTGCACCAGCGTAGAAACGTACTTGCAAGCCAACGCACGTATCGACCGCCCCGGTCAGGTCAACCCCATGACCATCGTCCACATCCGTGGAAGCCAAGTCGAAAGCCGCCTGTACTCCATGTTGCAAAACAACGTGGCAGGACACAAAGAAATCATCGACCTCTACCAAGAAGAAATTTTTGAAGAAACCTCTTGACACTGTCAAGAGTTGTGGTAGAGTACCCCACCAACCAAGGAGAAAAAGTATGGACGAAGAAGTTCAGGGGCAAGATTCCCCCCAATATGACCTAGACAAGCTGACCGCCATCTACCTCAAGATGCGCGACAAACGGGACGACATGCGCCGTGAGGCCGAGGCCCGAGAAAAAGAAATCGAAGAGCAGATGAGCATCATCGAAGCCGAGATGCTCGAAGTCTGCAAGCAAATGAACGCCGACAGCGTTCGCACCCCACATGGCACGATCATCCGTTCCGTAAAGTCACGGTACTGGACGAATGATTGGGATTCGATGTATCAGTTCATCAAAGAACACGATGCGTTTGGCCTGTTGGAAAAGAGACTTCATCAGACACACATGAAAGAGTTTCTTTCCGAGAATCCCAACACGTTCCCCATCGGGGTCAACGTGGAAAATTCGTACTCCGTGGTTGTTAGACGTTCCAAAGGAAATTAAGATGAGCAATATCACACTCTTGAATCAAGACCTCCCCGACTTTCTGCAACAAGCAGGTGTCAGTGATCTTACAAAATCCCTCGCTGGTAAAACCGGCGTCAAACGTATCGTGCCGAAGAACGGCATCTTCCGCAAGGTAGTCGGCGGTGAGGAAATGGGCAAGGTGAAAGGCAATCTCAATGCCATCATCGTGAACGCATCCCCCAAAGTTGGCCGCATCTTCTACGCAAAGCAGTGGACTCCCGATGCCGAGCCGACCGCACCCGACTGCTTCAGCAATGACGGCAATGTCCCGGACGCAGGTTCAGCCAATGCGCAATCCGATCGTTGCGACACCTGCGCTCAGAACATCAAAGGTTCGGGCATGGGTAACTCCAAGGCTTGCCGTTACAGCCAGCGCATTGCGATGGTGTTGGAAGAAGACTTTGGTACTTCGCTGGAAGGTGAAATCTACCAAATGAACTTGGCCTCCAAGTCTTTGTTCGGCGACAGCACTGCCGACAACACCCACACCTTTGGTAACTACACCAAGTACCTCGCCAACAACGGCAAGAGCTTGGACTACGTTGTCACCACCATCAGCTTCAACGAAGAAAACGATAACCAGTCGGTGCTGTTCACCCCTGCGCGTTTCATCAACAAGGCTGAGTACGCTGTGACCAGCGTAGTGGCGGCAAAGCCCGAAGTGCAGAAGATGGTCTTGATGACTCCGTACCAAGCGGATGCGTCTGGCCGTGCCCCAAAGCTGGAAGCACCTGCCCCCAAAGCCGCCGCACCTGTGACAGTTGCCGATGCTGTGGCCGAACCCACCAAGCGCGAAAGCAAGAAAGCTGAAGCCCCCGCTCCGACTGCAAAGAAGGACTTGGGTTCTGTGGTCGCCGCATGGACTGACGAGGAGTAAGCATGAGCTATGGTTACAGCCAGAACTTGGTGTACGCCAACAAAAAGGCCAGCATCAAGTCTCTGGGCGTAGCCTTGGGCCGTGTATGTATTCTTGAAGGCGTAAGCGTGAGCCATGTTGCTGATTCTTTTGGAGTTAGTCGCATGGCCGTTTACAACTGGTTCAAAGGGGACTCCGTGCCCCACCCAGACACTCACGCCGCCATCGAGAAGTTCATGCGCAGTATCAAGCGTCGCCGCAACAAACAGAAATAAACATGTCCAGTTTTGACCTACTCGACACCGTGTTGCCCACGGAAGGGCGGTACTGTGTTTTCGGATACGGTCGTTACCCAGACCAACGCTTTGCAGATACACGAGAAGAAGTCGATGCGATAGCCGCTGAGTTTGTCCGCCGCAAAATAGATGCGTATTTTGGTTGCGCCAAATATGGCCCACTGAACAACAGGACACATGAGAACGCCACGTACTTCCGCGCACTGTGGATGGACATTGACTGCGGCCCCACCAAGGGTGTCCCAGACGAGAAGGGTGTCATCAAAGGCTATCTGACCCAAGACATTGGGTTGGCCGAGTTCAAAAAGTTTTGCATGGCCGTTGGCATGCCACGACCGATTCTGGTGAGTTCCGGTTACGGGATTCACGCTTACTGGCTACTCGAAGAAGTAGTTACCCGCCGCGATTGGGAACCACTTGCCAACCGACTCCGTGAGTTGTGCGTCGAGCAAGGGCTGATCGTTGATTCTTCAGTGTTTGAGGCTTCGCGTGTTCTGCGCATCCCCGGCACCTTTAATTTCAAGCAGGACGAACCCAAGCTGGTAACAGTCCTTAATGAGAAAACACAGCGCCTGACGTACGAGCAGTTCAAAGAATTACTCGGCGCACCTGAACCCAAAGACGATGTACCCGACTTCATCCCGCGCTCGATGAGCCCGATGATGGAGGCCCTGATGGGCAACAAGGTCAAGAAGTTCAAGACCATCATGCTTCGGTCCGCCGAGGGTGACGGTTGCCAACAGCTGCTGAATTGCTTCGAGAACCAAGCCTCTATTGAAGAACCCTTATGGCGTTCTGCTTTGTCGATCGCGGCGTTTTGCTCCGATGGCGATGCCTCTGCGCACAAAATGTCCAAAGGGCACCCTGAGTATGACCCCGCTCAAGTTGACCAAAAACTTGCACAGCTCCGCGCCAAGGGTGGCCCACACCACTGCGCTACGTTTGCGAAGCTGAATCCAACTGGGTGCGATGGTTGTCCACACAAGGGCAAGATCAAATCACCGATCGTGCTCGGCATGGAGATCGAGGAAGCCGACCCGGACGACAACGACTTTGTGGTTGCCGACGAAGAGACTGGCGAAGAAACGCACTACCACATACCCGAGTATCCGTTCCCATTCTTCCGTGGCGCAAAGGGTGGCATCTACCGCCGAGCCAGCGAGGAAGAAGACGAACCAGCATTGGTGTACGAACACGACCTGTACGTGGTCAAGCGCATGAAAGACCCCGAGGTTGGGGAAGTTGCGCTATTCCGACTGCACCTGCCGCACGATGGTGTGCGCGAGTTCAGTATTTCCACAGCATCCATTTCCGCAAAAGATGATCTGCGCAAGCAGTTGGCCCACCACGGGGTCATGGCGCACCACAAACAGTACGAGAACCTTGCTTCGTTTGTTGTGGCATTCATCAAAAATTTGCAGTACGTAAAAAAGGCAGAAACCATGAGAACCCAATTTGGATGGGCCGATGCGGACAGTAAGTTCATACTCGGCGACCGTGAGATCACCAAGGACGGTGTGTTTTACAGCCCACCCTCCAGCACCAACAAAGACGCCGCTGAGAAGATTCACGTCAAAGGTGACTTCGACAAGTGGAAGGAAGTGTTCAACCTCTACGCCCTGCCGGGAATGGAGCCCCACGCATTTGCCGCACTCACAGCATTCGGCTCCCCACTGCTCAAGTTCACAGGCTTGGAAGGCGCGATCATCAACATCATTTCCCCGGAGTCAGGCTCGGGTAAGTCCACAGCCCTGTACATGTGCAACAGCGTGAGCGGCCAGCCGAAAGAGCTGACCTCCATGTTCAAGGACACG